GTTCCCGGTCTCCGTGTTGAAGCAGGCTGAACGCAAGAAGAAGAAGGCCGAATCCAAACAGCTGAAAGAGGATACGATCTTCCTTTCGGAAAAGGATCTCGTACCGTATCCCTTCGAAGCGGCGAATCTCCTGGAACTGAAGGACAACTGTTCGTATTTCGATTCGTGTGTGAAGCAGATCGCCAAAGACGTAATAGGCCAGGGCTGGCGCCTGGAACTGAAAGAAGGAAAAAAAGAGAACAACCAGGAGAAAGACCGCATCCTCAAATTCATAGAAGACTGTGGCGGTGACCGGGACGAGACTTTTGAAGAGACACTGGAGCGCGGGCTCGTTGACTGGGGCTTCATCGGATGGTGGGGCTGGGAAGTGAGCCGGGACCAGAGCGCGGGAAAGGACAAGGGCCTGATCAACGGCCTGTGGCATGTGCCGGCGCAGACATTCTACGTTCACAAATCGCATAAGAAGTACTGCCAGAAACGGGGCCAGAAACAGGTCTGGTTCAAACGCTACGGCCTGGAAGAGGCGATAAATTCAAAAGACGGTAAAGAGATAGGCGATGAAAAACTCAAGGAATTAAAGGAGACTCCGGACAAGGCAATAGACCCGGCCAATGAGCTGATATATTACAAGAACTATTACCCGCAGAGTGAGTATTATGGAGCGCCGAATATCCTGCCTTCGATCGGTGCGGTCATGGGGTTAATCGGCGTCAGGGATTATAACCTGGCATTTTTCGAAAACTACGGAATCCCGGCTGCACTCATCATACTGGAAGGCCGCTGGGATCAGGACACAGCAAAGCAGATATCGGATTTCATAGACGTGGAACTCAAGGGTACGGAGCAGGCGCATAAGACGTTCTGCATCCACCCACCGAAAGACGGGAAATTCACGTACCATAAGCTCGGTATCGAGATCAAAGAAGGCTCGTTTAAGCTCTATCGCAAAGGCCTGCAGGAAGAGATCCTGGTTGCTTATAAAATGCCGCCGTACAGGATAGGCGTTGCAGAAGTCGGTGCACTGGGCGTCAATGTTGCCGGTGAGTCGACAAAGATTTATGCACAGTCGGTGGTGACGCCGTTGGAGGAAGTGGTGGAACGGATCGTGACAAAGAAGCTGTTCGAACAAGGGCTAAAAGCGGACAGCTATGAGTTCCAGTTGAATGAGCTCAACCTCCAGGACCTGGATGCGGAAGCCGCGCGGGATAACATCTACTTCGGGATCGGGGCCCTGACTTCAAACCAGATCCTAAAGCGGATGGGTAAGGAGGCGTACTTGGAAGGGAATCAGTATTTTGTGAGTTCGACTTTCCTACCCGTGGGCGAAGAGCCGATGGAGAAGCGGGCGGCTATACTTGAGGCTGTGAAGATGATCGTAAAAGGTCAACCTAAATTAGCCATTGAGATAATAAAACTCGCTAAGAGGGAGGCGAAGAAATGAACCCCACAGGAGGGCCGCTACTGCAGATAGAGCATCATACCACAGCAGCGGTTGTGTATGCTTTTAACCCTCCGCTTTTCAGCATGCTCTGTGGGGACGGTAACGATAAATGAAAAAAAGGAGTTTGTCAATAACCGCTAAGACGGGCGGTATAGAAATGGAGGTAACATGAAAAAGAAAAAAGACATAAGGAGCCAACTCAGAGACTGGCTCGCAGAAATTTGTCCCTGGGGAAAGATAGAAGACTATTGCCAGATTATGGCCGATAGTGCGGCACCTGAGGTAATAAAGGTGAGGATATTCAGTCACGTATATCGCTACAGCATAATCGCAAAAGAGACAGCCGGCGGCAAAACCTATCTAGGATGTCAGGTCATGCGCAGAAAATCATTGGCTGGTGAAATACACTATAAAGGTGCTAACCTACCCGATGGCAATTTCGAGAGAGCAAACTGGGAGAAAATAAAAGATGCAATCCTTGGTTTCGAATTTGTAAAGATTACCGCGAGGGCCAAAAAACAGAAATGGAATACAATGCATTCTTATTACGAACAAAACGATAAACAGTATTATGATACATGGTTGCAATATGGGAATAGAATACGTGATCACAAAACTTACGAGCTTGTAGGAGAAAAGGAGGAAGGCAAACCCGCGATGAGGGATCCAGTTAAAAAGTTAAAATAAAATGAAATGTACCGCCCGTCTTAAAATAACCGTGAGAGACACATAAAATGAAACTAAAAATGAGCCTGACCTATCTCCGGATCCTATATGAGACCGAATGCAAGCACCGGGAGAAATACATGAAGCCGACGGATCCCCTGGAATGGAACCCGGATGACTGCAACGACTGCGTACTGGCTCACATGCCCTGGAGACCGAAGCTCGGGGCCATTCAAGATTTATGTTATTTGATATGGCGTCAAAAAATATTCGATAAAAAAAGGAGGTAACAAAATGTCAGACCCAAAAATCGTATCAACCGTCGAACAGCTGCGGCGCTATATGGTGAAGGACGGCCTCGGAACGGCTGCCTTTGTCGCGCTGCTGGATATCTTCTCCGGAGCCACATGGAAGACCGCACTCATCGACGATGTGCTTGCCGGCCGCAAGAAGTTTACGTCACACCAGGACCGGATAATCAAGCTCTATCTGCTCGACCGGTTCTACATCTACAACAACAGCTGAGGCAGCTATGGCAGAAGTATATACATGCGTCTGCGGGGGTCAGTTTTTCTGGCTTCATGGCGCGAAGATTAGCTGTTCAATTTGCAAGACAGAATACACATTGATGTGGGACGTTGGCATAGATGGCCAGATGGAAAGCCCCAAGGACTTCAACGAAAGGATAAAAAAGGAGGGATAAATGCAAGAAGTTTATCATGACGGATCAGTAGGTAAAGCCCTGACAGCCGATAGGCTGGAGGATCTCATCCCGATGATAAAGGAATCGCTGACCAATCCCCGGGTGAAATATGTCAAGATTTTCAACAACGGGAAGAAGATGCAGGCCGAGGAGGAGCGGACAACCAATAAAGAGGAGATGAAGGAATTGCTTGGTGAGATGAAAAAGACAGTCACCAGGACATTCCCATCAAAAAGGAGGTAATATGAAATATTTTTTATGGAGACTTTTGAAGCGTTGTTTCTGGATGCATCTCAAATCGCATTATGAAAGTCATGGGATAAAATTCTACTGCGAATATGAGATGAAAAAAAAGGTAACCAGGAACCATTATCTTTACAAGTTGATCGGAACCCCGGAAGGAGCAGTGTAAATTATGCCCATTTTAATTGTTTTAAAAAGCCCAAGAGTAAACCTAATCGCCCAAGGGAGCATAACGGCCCAGGACGAAAAACGGTATGATGAGATTTTCCACAACCAAATGCTTATGACCAAAAACCAGAAGGGAAAATATACGATAATCCCGTTGCTCCAGGAATGCAATATCGCGATCATAGAGGAAGTGACACAGAAGGAAGTTGACGACCAGAAGAAACGCGCAAAGAAGATGCAGGAGGAAGCTGAAAAACAAGGCCGGGGCGGTGGTGGATCAATACTTCAGCCTTCAAGTTTCATGGGATTCCCGGGCGGTAAAGGAGGAAGGGGGGGCAACTGAACACACCGCAATTACGATCGGAAGACATGGCCTGGGAAGTCGTCATGGCGAAGGCCACAAAACAGCGCCGGGCCCTGAATAGCTACCGCCGGCTTATGCGTCTGCACGAGCGGAAGTTCCAGTCTGTAGTTAACGAATGGCTGGAATGGACGGCCAAGACCATAAGGGCCGGGCTCTCCTCCATGAAGGGCCGGACTCCTGCGGCCAGAGTCAAGAGCCTGGCGGACTGGGATGAGATTCGGACCCGGGGTGAAGAGATCCTGAAACCGGCACTGTTCGAAATCCTGGCAGCCGGTGGCGATTCTGTCATGGGTCAGCGGATACGCAAACAAGAACGCTTCGATCCGATAGGGCTTGAGGCTATAAAGTGGACAACGGCGCACAGCGCTGAGCTTGTGGTTGAGATCACCGAAAAGACGATGCTTGCGATCCGGGAATACATAGAGGCCGGCGTCAAAGCCGGCAAGAGCGTGCAGAAGATCGCGATGGAACTCCGGCCGTTGGTAGGCCTCACTTCAAAGAACCTGCAGGCAGTGGCCAACTACCATGAGATGCTGATCCTGGAACGCCCGGAATACACGGCCGCAACCCAGCGGCAAATGGCTGACACCTATGCGCGGCGGCTCCACCGACGGCGGGCGATGACCATTTCCCGTACCGAAACAGCTTTTGCGTTGACTGAGGGACAGCGCCAAGGCTATGATCAGATGGGAGTAGACAAGCTGGAACGGGTAGAGGATCCGGATTGCTGCGATGAATGCAATGAGCACCAAGGCCAGATTTATACCATTGCCGAGGCTGAGGGCGTGCTGCCTGCACATCCGAACTGCGAGGGATCGTGGGTGATAGCGGCATGAAAATATATCAGCTGATGGCCTGCGGGTATTTTGAAATAAATCATGCCCGCTACACGGTGTATTCAAAGGAATGCTATCGTAGCCAGAAGCAGGCACGGGCAGCTATACCGGAGTTTTTTAAATTTATGACAACGCCAAAAAAAGTGGGCGATACGATGGTTATGAACAAAAGCGACCTGCGGATATTAATTCATCCGCTGGAATTAGTGAATAATAAAAAGGGAGGATGATATGGCTGAACCAAAAAATAAAGAGGAAAGGAACCGGAGGCTGAAGTTCGCATGTGTCGTCATCGCGCTGGTGACATTCGCATTCTATATGGACCGCTTTGGACCTGGCACCTACACCGGCGATTGGAAGATTTACGCTTATGTCATAGGGATTGTATTTGCTACCGGTGCAGGATATCTTACAG